GGATCTATCCATGTGTCCACGAGGGGGCACTTAACGCGCACCGCGACACCGAATTCGTCGGGCTCATATTCAATATTCCCTAAATAAGCCATTTTGTTCAAGTGCCTCCATTAGTGCTTGTGTACTGGCATCGTATTCGGCTTTGCCATACGCTGTTCGTATTTCTTTCTTTAGCAGGTCTACGTAAGCTACACCGTTTTGGCTGTAGTAACGCTCGAAGCGCCCGTTCCATACCGTAACCGAGATCGCGGCCTGTTGAATGAACTCTTTAGCCTGTGCTTCGCTTATGTGATGCTGCCTCTCCTGATTGACATGGGTGTCGTCAAATGAAAGCTCTGCCAAGTCCAGCTCTTTGGGTGTCAGATGAATCTGTGCTTTTTGTGGCAGATTTCCTGCGGTTCGCAAATTTTCTATCAGTATAGCATTATTTTGTTCGGCCTGCAAGCGCCTTGCCGCCCATACCGCACTGCTGGCTTCGCTGCGCCCGAAGCCGGGCACGGTCTCCCGCAGCTGCTGCTTGTGTCGCCCGGTCTGCTGCAAGAAGTCGTCCAGCCTGCCCCTGGCGGCGGCCAGGCGGCCCGCTGCGGCGCTTTGCAGGTCAGCCTGATTAGTTTCCTTGGCGAGGACGTACTCGCGCTTCCAGCGCCGGATCTGGCGCTCCAGGGCGCGCTGGCGGCGATCGGCCTGCTCCTCGGTCAGCAGCTGACCGTTGTATGGAAACTTTGGGCGGTTGTATTCGTCCAGCATCTCCTGGGTGTATGCAGGCTTGCTGATCCCCGGCCAAAACGGGTGCCAGTTGTGGCGGCAGTTGGCCCCGGCAAAACCGCGCACGTCGCCGTAACCGATATCATCCAGCGTCAGGTAGCCGGGCTGGCCGGAAAGGCTGACCAGTTTGCCCTGCCACCAGCTGTGGTTCGTGAAGTCGGCCTGGCCGTCGCCTGTTCGGGCACCGCCGTGGGCAGTCAGCTCCATGATATCCACGTCCATGCTCTCCGCGTTATGCTGGCTGATATCCATGGCGGTCTGGTTGATGCCAGTGCGCATGGCGCGAAGCACTACGGTCTCTAGCTTATCCGTGTGACCGCTGGGGTAGGTGATCGCATCAACCCCAGAAGCCGCAAGCTCCTTGATGCTCCGGCGGACGACCTGGTCATAGCTGAACGCGCCGCTGGCTACGCTTAGATGCCCCTGATCGAGAAGCCGGCCCAGCTGTTCCTGTACAGCAACCGGTAGGTTATGGTTTCCCATTAGGGCGCGTGTCTGGGTCAGGTTGTACAGCGTATTCATGGTGCGGCGGTATCCGCTCTGCGCCAGCTGCTGGGCCACGGCGCTTGTGCCGATGCCCTCCGGCTCTGGCTGCCCTGCGGCGCGGTAGAAGCGGTTGTCCTGCTCCTCGGCTTCCAGCATGGCTTGGGCGAAAATGGCAGCTACCTGGGGTGCTGCGTCCGCCATGAGCTGCTCCATGCGCTCTGCCAGGTGTTTGCGGCTGGCACCGAGAGCCTGTGCTCGCTCGGCCTGCCACTGGGCCCCCTCGGTCATGTAGTTGGCATTGGCAATTCGGAGTGCTATGTCCAGGAGGATGCCCAGCTCCAGGTCGTCAAACGCTGCCGCGCACCGCTGGGCGTAATCCTCGACCTGCTCTGGCCTCAGCAAGGCTCCACACGGTGCTTGCCGCCCTCGATGGTAATCTTATACCCTAACCAACGTAGAGCGTCGCACGCGCCCTCATAGCGGCTCCAGGCGGTCATGCTGCGGGCAACCCCCGCATTCAGTCGGAGCTCATCGAGCTTTTCCGCTGCTCTTTTTGCCGGAGCTGGATTTTTGGTCGTTTTGGCTGCTGCCATTGGTAAGCACCCCCTGTAAAATGTCGGTCGCCATGGATTCCTGCTGAATGGCGGCAATGGCCTGCTGCGCAGTGGCTTCATCCTCGCCATAGAAATGCTGGCGGTATTCTACCTTGCTGCGCAGGCCGAGCTGGAGCTCTGACTGCCACTGCACCATTTCGGTCTGCCGATCGATGATGATGGAATCGTCCCACTTGAAAGAAATTTCAGGCGCACCTGCTCCGGCAGGCACGGTATCCAGCTGATCTGCCCAGAAGTCAAGGGCGGCAATCAACCCACGCAGTGCGTCCTCCAGCGCGGCCTGAATATCACTGACGGTCGCGTACAGCTTTTGGCGGCTGCTGATGATTTCGGTTGCGGTCTTTTCGGTCTCGGCGACTTGGGAGAGAACGCCGAAGCTCAAGCCGCATTTACTCTCAACATGCCGCAGATACTGGTTCAGGCCACTCAGATAGTTGCCATCGCGCAGGCTGGGGGCGAAAATCTGGTAAAAGGTTCCGCCGTCTGCAATGCCCGTGTTGATGTTCATGCCGCGGAACAAACGCTGGGCATGTTCCGGAGCGCGTTTGTTGAGCGCCTGGGCGGGA